CGAACAACAAGCCTATGAGATGTCCACAGCGTTGACGAGCTTGGCGGGGGATGTAGCATCATTCTACAACATAAGCCAAGACGAGGCGTACACGAAATTGAAATCTGTATTCACAGGTGAGACCGAAACGTTGAAGGATTTAGGGGTCGTAATGACACAAACAGCCCTTGATGCCTATGCGATGGCGAATGGATTTGGGAAGACGACCGCTGAGATGTCTGAGGCGGAGAAAGTGGCTCTTAGATTCGCATTCGTTCAAAGTCAACTCGCTCTTGCAAGTGGTGACTTTGCAAGGACAAGTGATTCTTGGGCGAACCAAGTGCGAATCATGAAGTTGCAATTCCAATCGTTCATGGCATCCGTTGGGCAAGGACTCATCAATCTGTTCACGCCTGTGATTCAAGTTCTTAACTTCCTACTAAGTAAGCTTTTGACTGTCGGGAACGCATTTAGGGCTCTTACTGAGCTCTTGACGGGTAAGAAGTCACAAGCAGGAGGAGGAATACAAGAGACCGCCGATGCTGTCGGGAACCTTGCGGATAATATGCAAGGTGCTGGTGGTGGAGCTGGCGACATGGCTGATGCTGTGGATGATGCTGGTGGAGCTGCTGACAAGGCTGGCGGTGCTGCTAAGAAGGCAGCGAAAGAGATGAAGTCCTTGATGGGCTTCGATAAAATCAACAAACTATCCGAACCGAATGACGACTCTGGCGGAGGCGGAGGCGGCGGTGGAGGAGGTAAAGGCAAAGGAAAAGGTGGCGGAGGTGGAGGCGGAGGTCTCCAACCAAAAGGTGCTCAAGTTGACATGGGCAAGATTGCCGAAGGGGACAACCAATTGAAGAAATTCTTCGAAGACCTCTTTGGACGAATTGGTGAGCTTATCGCTAAATTCAAAGCTGGATTCGATGCCGCATTCCACTCCGAAGGTTTGGAACGCATGAAAGTGGCTCTTGAGAGAATCGGAGCTACCCTCCAAGAAATCTTCACGGATCCACAAGTCGTCCAATCGTTCAATGATATGTTGGACAAGTGGGCTTATGCTTTGGGTCAATTTACTGGTGCGATTGCTTCTGTCGGAGTGGGAATCGGTGTATTCCTTACTGAATCCATCGCAAATGCATTGGACAACCACAAGGAGCAAATCAAGAAAGCTCTTGTCAATACAATGGATGCGACTGGGGACATGATGAAAGCTGCTGGAAACATTGCTCAAGCTATCGGCGATACTATTTACAAGGTATTGACGAGCGAAGGGGCTGTGAAGATAGGTGAAGCCATCGCAGGGGCGTTCATTAGTCTATACGTTGATATCAAAGAAATCGGAGCGAAACTTGGTCGTGACTTGATGAAGGCTTTCGAGACGATTATCACGAAGAATGCTCCGAAACTCACAGAAGCATTCAATACAATGTTGAAAAATATCGCTCCAATCTTCAAGACGGTTGAAAAAGCCGTTGTAGATGTTGGAAAGATGTTCAAAGGTGTTTACGATGACACTATCGGACCATTGATTCTTCAATGGGGTGATATGATATCGGGATTGGTTGGAACGATTATTGATGGATTCAACAACCATGTGAATCCAATCCTTGAAAAAGTCGGGAAAGCATTTAGTGATGTATACGACCAATTCGTGAAGCCAATGATTGATTCATTAGGCAATGCCATCTCGAGCATTGTGGAAGCTATAAGCAGGATTTGGACAGCACTTGAACCACTATACAACTTACTTGCTAGTGCATTAGGACCGATTCTTGGAGTTATTGCTGGATTGTTAGGTGGACTCTTGCTTGCTGCTATCGCTGGAATCTCACTCGCATTGAAAGGCTTATTCGATTTCTTAAGTTGGATTTTTGATATTCTTGGAAATGGTGTGACCGCAATCGCTGAATTTGCTGATAAGGCAATGACAGCAATCCCAGAAGGCTTCCAAGCTGCATGGGATGGCATTGTGGCGATATTCGGTGGAATCGGTCAATGGTTTACGGACCGTTGGAATGACATCGTGACCGCATTCAGCAATGTAGCGACATGGTTTGGAACTATGTTCTCTAATGCTTGGAATAGTATTGTGAATGTGTTCAAGGCTATTGGACAATGGTTCAAGGATAGATGGAACGATGTGGTGAACGCACTTTCGAACGTGGCGACATGGTTTGGAACGATGTTCAAGAACGCATGGTCTAATATCGTGAACGTGTTTAGTGTAGCAGGTTCATGGTTCAGCGGCATTTGGGGAGGCATCAAAGCGGTGTTCTCTGGTGTGGTTGAATTCTTCCGAGGCATCTTCCAAGGTGCATGGAACACGATTACAAGCATCTTCTCAACGATTCCTAATTGGTTCAGCAATATCTTCTCTAAAGCATGGGCAGGAGTTCGAGATGTATTCTCGACTGGCGGTCGCATCTTCATGGGAATCACTGAAGGGATTCTCGGAACGTTCAAGACGGTCGTGAATGGAATCATCGGAGGTATTAACCGAGTGATTACAATCCCGTTCAATGGAATCAATGGAATCCTTGATGGAATCCGTGGAATCAGCGTGATGGGTGTGAGCCCATTTGCTTGGATTGGTAGAATCAGCACTCCTCAAATCCCAATGTTGGCTCAAGGGGGATTCGTTAAGGCGAACACTCCACAATTGGCAATGATTGGTGATAACAAGCACTACGGTGAAATTGTGGCACCTGAGAACAAGATGCTTGCGATGGCTCGTGAGGCTGCTCGATTATCGAAAGATTCGAACAGTAGTGCGGAGGTAGTGATGCTTCTAAGACAATTAGTCACACTTGTGGGTGGATTGGACTTGAACATCGATGGCGAATCGGTTACGAGAAAAATCTTTGACATCGCAAATGGAATACAACAAAGAACTAATCAACCATTATTAGATTTCTAGGAGGTGCATAGAGTGAGCGAAATTACAGTCAATGGAGTTGCTCTTGCATCTCCAACATCAATATCTCATAGCGATGAAATCATTTGGAGCTCTGGGACTGGTCGAAGTGCGAACGGTCAAATGAGTGGAGATGTCATCGCAAACAAAACAACAATTCAAATCTCTTGGGGAATCTTAACTCAAGATGAATATAACGCCATTCGAAACATCCCAAGCGGGTTCTTCAATGCGGTCGTGCTAGGTCAATCGATTAGAGCGTATCGAAGCACAATCTCGGGGAGTTGTCTTGGGACATTTAGCGATGGCATAACGTACTACAACGATGTATCAACATCGTTCATTGAGCAATAGAGGTGATGAAATGCTGGAAACAACACAAGAGTATAGAGATGCGATTGTGTCTGATGTTCGAGTGATTCACGCTTCATTCACGCTCAACAATCAGACTTATGATAAGTCACATCTAAAGAAAATCGAACATGATGCTTCCATCTCTGGAGGCTCATCGTTCGTACCCGGTGGAACATTCATCAATTCCCTATCTGTCGAACTGAATCAGATAGTCGAAGGAATTGAGGAGATGATGCCATCAACAGCGAGCCTCGGAGTTCAAACAATTGACGGTCAAGCGGCAATGTTGCCCCTTGGTCGTTTTTTTGTGACTGAAATCAAGCTCGACCGTAACTCTAAAATTACAAAATTAAAACTTCAAGATGAATTCGTGAGATTGCTTGGAACGTATGAAAGCAAACTCTCGTATCCAACAGGGTCCCGAGAAGTCTTTCGAGAGATTGTGACGATGACTGGAATTCCTGTGAGTGATGCAATCAATCTCCCAGATGTGTCTATTAAGACAAAACTAGAGAAAGCAACATTCAGAGATGCAATCATGTATCTTGCTCAATTGGATGGCACGTTCGCACGATTCAATCGTGATGGCAAGCTCGACTTCATCGATTTGAAGGCTACAACGAAACAAATCACGAGAAGCCAATATGGAGCTACTGGGCTAGTACGAGACGAAATCAAGTACAAACTCGGATCCATTGAATGTACTGTCGATAAGACCAAGATTGTATCAGGAAACCGCTCGGGGAACAAGATGGTTCTCAAGAATCCATGGATGACTCAACAATTGCTCGACCGTTTATACAACAAGTATCGAGATTTGAGCTTCTATCCATACGAATTATCATGGCGAGGAGATATCGACACCGAGCCGGGGGATTGGGTCTCAGTCTATTGGGGTTCGGAGAATACACGATTCGACATTCCTGTGTTCTCGCATCACATCACATTCGATGGTGGATTGAGCTCGAAGACGAATGCAAAAGAATCGGGGCAATCTCAATCACAATACAAGTATCGTGGACCCGTCCAAGAGAAACTTGATTACATTGAGAGCCTTACGACCAAGATTGGTCGCTTGTATTTGGATGAGGCTGAGCCTATCAATCCAAAAGAGGGCGACAAGTGGATGAAGCCTAGTGGTGGATATGCCATCATGTATGAACGTGTGGACGGTCAATGGGTTCGTAAGGTGGACACCGCTGATTTGAACAAGATTATCGAGACGATAACAACTGATGAAGTGATTGCTAAGAAGATTAGTGCTGGCTTGATTCAATCATTAGAAATCAACGCACGACAAATCACAGCGGGCTCACTTGATTTGAATCGAATCTCAATCACGAATGGCAGCAAGCCAATCATGGAAGTTCGAGATGGAAAGATATATTTCGATGTATCAAGTGTCGAAGACTTCAAGAAACCAATCAAAGAAGTCGAAGCCAAGCTTGAGATGAAGGCTGACAAGCTCATCACAGAAGACCAATTGAAGCATCTACAAGACCAACAATTGGTGATGATGCAAGAGATGAAGGCAAAAGCGACTCTTGAGACGGTCTTGGAGTGGAAGGCTAAGTATGAAGCATTCGTAAAATCGAGCGAATCAGACAGAAAGCAAGCCCAAGATGACCTCGTGTCGCTCTCTCAACGTATGGTGGGAATTCAAAACGACTTAGGCTCTATGACAGCTATTTGGAACGCAATCGACCGCAACATGAAATTCGGAAATGAAGGGCTCTCGATTGGGAATCCTCAAGGGGATAGCTCGATTCTTGTGTCTGACAATCGAATCTCGATGATGTCTGGTGGTCGAGAGGTCATGAGCATCTCTCAAGGTGTGATTCACATCGACAATGGGGTGTTCACGAAATCGATTCAAATTGGCTACTATGTAGAATCTCAATACAATGTAAACCCAAAATTTAATGTGATCCGATACGTTGGTCCGTAGG